ATTGCAAGACCTAGGCGCCGCTGCGGACCTAAACAACTTGCAGATATCAATCTCCGGTGGAATGGCAAAGGGACTTCCGCTTGCTAATCCGACGCAAGCCGGGTTACTGATGAAAGGGACCATTCTGCAAGCGTTCGGGAACTGGCAGGGCACGGATCAGACGCTTGATATGATTTTCGCAGTCGGGGACACTAGCGCTGGAATTGACGGCATCCCTGGAGCGGCTGACACGCCGGGTAATTTCCCATTCAACATGACTGCCGGGATGCCGCTATCAACCGCTATTACCAACACGCTTTCAATCGGGATGCCGAATATTCCGGTTTCTATCAGCATCTCCCCAAAACTGGTTTTGGGGTATAACGTAGCCGCACACTTCACATCGAGGAATGCGTTTTCGCAGTTCTGCAACACGCTTTCGACTAGCATTATCGGTGAGACATCGGGATATTCTGGAGTTCAAATCGTATCGTCTGGCGCGTCGCTAACGGCATTCGATGGCGAGGGAACCGCCGCGCCCGCGATGAAAACAATTCAGTTTCAAGATTTGATTGGTCAACCGACATGGATAGATCAGAACACTATATCGTTTAAGTGTGTTCTCAGATCAGACATTCATCAGGGCGATACCGTGACGCTACCAAGAACGCTATTTACACAAACATCGGCACAAAATGCACAGTTTGCCAATAAGCCGCAAACAAGCCTGACGTTTAGCGGAAACTTTCTTGTGCAGAAGGTTCATCACTATGGTCATAGCCGTCAAGGCGATGCCTCCTCGTGGAATACAACATATCAGGCAACGCAGGCTTAGATGGCGTCGAATGTTCAGAGGACGCCATTTGGTCTTAGCCTCAATCGGTTTGCCAGGATCAAAGCGGCCGATCAGATCGCGCTCAGCGGACGGGCGTTGCCATGTCAGGTTGTTTCGGTAAAAGGTAGCATTGTCCAGGTCTCTTTTCAGGTCCAGTCGGTTCCTGGAACAACGCCGATCACGATACCGAACGTTACCATTCCGGTTGTCGGGTCGGAGTATATCCGGATACCGATCCAGGCCGGATGTAAGGGAATGACGGTTGCGGCGGATGCTTATCTCGGCGGAATGAGCGGTCAAGGCGGCGGCGTCGCGACGACGGCGTTGCCTGGAAATTTAACTGCGCTGGCATTCTTGCCGCTTGGCAACGTCGGATTTTTTTCGGTCAACGGTCAAATTCTGACGATGTATGGGCCGGGAGGCGTTACGATTATGGATCAAGGCCAGACCACGAAATTTGCATTGATGCCCGGACAGATCACCATGACGGCTGGCGGGAAGACACTCACAATCAACTCCAGCGGCATTACGCTTGATGGTATTTTGTGGGACACACACTACCATGTTGCGCCATCGGGCGGCGGCTCTACTGGAGGTCCGCTTTGAGAACGTGGGGGCGGGTCGGACAGGTCAATGGGATCGGCGGAACGTGGACTGAGGTGACGACAGACGCTAATGGTTACAACGATGCGATATGGTTGACAACTCTGGCGCAAGTTTTGAAACTGAATTTGAATGAAGACCCTTTCTTTGCCAACTATGGCATTCCGGGTGAACAATCCGTTTTGTCTCAGATACAGCCGGACTATTACGTTAACCAGACGCAAACACAATTCTCCGGATATTTCGCGGCGCTTACGTTGAGCAAATTACCGCAACTGCCAAATCAGCCAAAACCGACTTATGATATCAATGTTACCGCTAATACGCTTGCAATCCTAGTCAGTCCGGTCCCGACATGAGCGCGTCCATCACCGGAACCATATCGTCAACCGGACGGGTCAATACGCTTCCGGCCACGCTCTATGATAACATAATTGCCAACGCGACATCAATTTCACCCGGCGTCACATTTCTGCCTGCCGGTCTAATCGAGGATATGGGCGCAACCGCAGCAGGTGCGGCAACCATTATCGATCAGGCCGTTACGGAAACCATTGCATCCATCTCTCCGAATACGGCCAACCTATGGCTTCTAACTCTCTTGGGTCAGATTTACCTCGGAACCGGATCAACGGCGGCGTCGGCCAATAATACAGCCGTTTATGTCGTTTTCACTGGATCATCGGCCGGATTTGTCATTCCGCCTGGATTTACAGTCTCAGATGGCACAAACCAGTATGGCGTCATTGACGGCGGAATTGTCGGAACCGGCGATACATCCGCACCGATTTACTGCTTAGCGACGCAATCCGGATCGTGGCAGGTTCCAGCTAATTCCGTTACGACGATCGTATCGTCCGTGCCAGTCGGTTATACCCTGACATGCACTAACCCGCTTGCTGGCACTCCGGGCGGGCCTGCACAAACCCCGGCACAATTCCGACAACAGGTCGTTGAGGCCGGTCTAGTGGCAGCAACAGGGATGCCATTGTATCTGTCAACCCTATTGCAACAGGTTCCAGGCGTTACGCAGAATCTAATTTCCGTCCGCACGCCAGCATCCCAGCAATGGGAGGTTATCGTCGGTGGCACGGGCGATCCATACGCCATCGCCAATGCAATATTCCAGGCGCTTGGCGTTGGAATCAATATGCTTGTCGGTTCGGTATTGGCTGTAACCGGCATAACAAATGCCAATCCTGGCGTTGTGACGGTTGATCTTAATCATGGATACACAACCGGGCAGGTTATCAACATTGCCGGCGCAGTGGGCATCAGCGGCATCAACGGAACGCCGCTCACAATAACGGTTGTTACGCAAACCAGCTTCTCGATTGGGATCAACACCACATCATCTGGCACATGGACAAGCGGAGGCGTTGTGACGCCTAATTTTCGCAATCAATCCATATCAATCAGCAACTATCCAGATACCTACGCAATCCCATTTGTTGTTCCTCCCGTCCAGAATGTGACGATGGATGTGACATGGAACACATCATCGTTAAACTATGTAGCACCGACAGGCGTTGCCCAATTGGCGCAGCCAGCACTGGCGGCATACATCAATTCAATTCCTGTAGGCGCGCCGATTAACGAACTAGAGATGACGGCAGTTTTCCAGACGGCCGTGGTTTCTCTTATACCGACAACTCTGCTGACGCGCCTCGTGTTTGCGGTTTACATTAATACCGTTCTAACAGCCCCATCATCAGGGACGGGAACGGTCTTCGGCGATCCGGAAAGTTATTTCTTATGCTCGTCTTCTAGCATTACCGTCGTGCAAGGATAGAATATGGCAAACAATGCAACATTCGCGTTGGGTCCGATCGGGAACGGGGCGAGACTACATAGCGTCGCGGTGACGGCTGCGACAACGGTTTACAATCCTCCGCTGACGAAGCTGTATGTGGGTGGCACCGGAAACATCACTATCGTCAGCCCCGGAACCGGAACCGTGACACTAACGGCAATTCCGGCTGGCACATTTGTAGATGATGTTGCCATTCTCCAGCTTACGACTGCGACTGCAACCGGGCTGATCGGTTTCTGGTAATTCCGTGTCCGATCAAACCACATTCGCGCAACCAGCACAGACTTCCTTATCCGGGATATTGCCGTCTTATGCCTTCCAGGAATATGCCGACGATCAGAATATCCAGGCGTTTTTTGCTGCGTTCAATGCAATTGCTCAGCAATACCAGGACTGGTTCAACCAGATAAACCTGCCGATATATACCGGCTCCCCGATTGTTGGTCCACTTCTGGACTGGGTTGCACAAGGGATATACGGCCTATCTCGCCCCGCGTTACCGTATGGTATAGTGTCCACAATCGGGCCGCTCAATACATGGGGGATGAACACCTATATACTAAACTCGTTTACGGTAAGCGGCGCAATTAATGAGTTCGTCACGTCTGATGATGTTTTTAAGCGCATCATAACCTGGTATTTCTTTAAGGGCGATGGGCAGTATTTCAACATAATCTGGTTAAAGCGCCGCATTATGAGGTTCCTGCTGGGAACAGCCGGAACCGATCCGCCTATCATCGATATCTATCCGATCGGAGTTTCATTTCCGGGCGCAAATAATGTTACGATCACGATCACTCTCACAAACGCATCTCAAATCACGCTTCCCGTCGCACAACTATTCCATGCTGGCGTTCAGTCTGGGGCGTTGCCATTGCCATTCCAGTGGAGTTGGTCGGTCGTGTTGGTAAACGATCTTGCCACAACGTATCTGACAAATGTTGCGGGCGTTTTGAATGTTTCCGGATCAGCGGTTCCTTCGTGGCCTACATCATCAAGCGGATTGCCTGACGGTGCGGTATGGTCGAATAGTGGTGTGGTGACTATTGTCTCCGGCATTACTCCCAATCCTTACGCCTCGGCGCTATTCTTTGGGGTTGAAACTGCGTCTTCTTTGCTTTTTACGGGAGGCGGCGATTTGCCTACATCAAATCCCGGCGTCGGAAGCCTGCAAATATGGAATAATTCAGGCGTCGCTAATGTCGCGTAGGATCATATAATGGCTAATACGGTTATTTGGGCAAACAATGATAGCACAACGCTGGCTTCTTCTCTAAGCAGTTCGGCGACTACCGCGACGCTTGTTAATGGCGCATCATTCCCAACTCCAGCGGCGGGGCAATTTACG